ACGGGGCGCAGACACGAGACTTCGTCCACGTTCAGGACGTGGCTAGGGCCTTCCGCCTGGCCGTCGAGTCGGACGCCTGCGGTGTCCTGAACGTAGGGACGGGTATCGCAACCTCAGTCTCGGACTTGGCCGGGATGATGGGAGTCCATGTGACCCGGAGTGCTGACGATCCCGGTGTCCGTGCTTCCTCTGCCGACCCGCGACGCGCCGAGGACGTGCTGCGCTGGATTCCTCGCGTGGTTCTTGCTGAGTGGGTCTCGGATGGGTGATATCGGGAGGGGCAGTCGGGATGATGAAGATGTGCGCTCACGCGGAACGCCCTGATATCACGGCACCGCCTGCCGTGATGATTCGCGGCTGCTTCTGCGGTTGTTCGTTAGCTTGTTGCGCAATCTGTCCTGTGTGCGGCTTCGGTTGGGGGCAGATACCATGCCGGGAACCATGGGATAGACGTGGGTGACATTGGCACAAGCACGGTTTACTCGACAGAATGGATCGTCGAGCGGCTGCGTGAGATAGCACCGTGCTCCATCGTCGACATCGGCTGCGGCTGGGGTCGTTGGGGGTTTCTCGCGCGCGAGTTTCTCGGACTCTGGAAACACCAGTACCGTAAAGAGGACTGGAAGGTACGCATCGACGCGCTCGACGTGAACCCGTCAACTTGGACGCCGGTCCATGCCTACATCTACGACTCGACGCTTGAGGTAGACGTAAGAACGTGGGTGCCGAGTCAGCGTTACGACGTGGCGATCTGCTGCGACGTACTGGAGCACATGCCGAAGGAAGACGGACTGAAGACGCTTGAGAAGCTGCTCGCGTGGTGCGACAACGTGCTGCTCGGCATCCCACTCGGCGCTGGCTGGTCAAGACCCGGCTTCGACGGGAACCCATACGAGGCGCACGTAGCACGCTGGGAAGCCTGGGACGTGTCCGACCTGGAGCACACCATCGCAGCGCACAACATTGTCAAGACCGAGGACGGGTTGGCCTACGGGCTGTTCCACGTCCTGGGGTAACACGCGCCACTAGGTAGGTTCGCCATCGGCACAGCAACCCGGTTGCTAACCGGCCGACCCGAAAGGGTCTCGGGGTTCGACTCCCCGGCCTACCGCGCTCTCCCTTGCCGGTTGGGGGAGATTACCGACCCAGCGGCTTCGGCTACTGGTACCTGGCCCGTTCTAGGCGGTGCGGATGGTACACCGGCACTGTAGGCAATCCTCCCAACCCTTCCGTTGATGGGGTCACGCCCGTAGGAAGTGGCTGGGGTTGGGCGTGATGGATGCTCGTCTAGCGGAGCGCGTGGTTGTGGCCCACGAGGAAGCGGGTGCAAATCCCGTCCATCACTCGGAGTTCCGGCTGGTTCTGCGGGTTGGAGCAGGGGCAGCTTGTCAGGCTCATAACCTGGAGACGCCGGTCCGAATCCGGCACCCGCGACGATTGACAGTCAGGCGTTCGGAGGTGCAAGTGAGTTGGGCCAACAGGGGCAACAGCGCTGAGGCGTGGGAGGGAGCCTTCGCACCCGGCGGTCACTGGGACGAGATCGGCGGGGACGCGCTGACGGCGGCGTTCGGACGCTGCATCCTCGAGCACCTGATCCCCGAGGTGACGGAGTACCTGGAGACGGCGCGGCGCTGGGTACTTGACTGGGGCTGCGCTCGCGGGCAGGCGACGGTGCTGCTCAGGGAGCGCTTCCCTCGGGCGCGGGTCGTTGGCCTGGACTTCGCGGAACGAGCGATCACTCAAGCCAGGCAGCGCTACGGCGGACACTTCATCTACGAGCAGGAAGGCCGCATCCGCTGGGACTGGGACGTGATCGTGAACTCCAACGTGCTCGAGCACCTACCCGACCCCATCGGCGTGCTACGCGAACACCTTTCCCACACCAACGCCTACTACATCATCCTGACCCCATACGAAGAAGACCTGAATGAAGGCAACGACATGACCGTAGAGCAGCGACGGGCAGCAGGGTACGGCCACGTCCAACGCTTCGGGCTGGCGGACTTCCCCGATGAGGTAGACGGTGCCAAGTGCATTCAGCGAGACGTGATAGAACCTGGGCCAGCGTGGCCTGGGCGTCAACTACTGCTCACGTACAAGCGATGAGGCCATGAGGGATATCCCGTGGGATGCCATCGACGAGAAGATCCGTCCCTTCGTTCGAGTCCTCAACGAGGCAGGGTTTGAGACCTTCTCATCGTGTGAAGGTCACGAAGACAATGGCCGCGGTCTTGCTTGGGTCATGTTCATCCCCGACGGCAACGTACTGGAGTTCGTTGAAAGGCTGGTGCCGTTCCTGTGGGACAACGGGCTCGCTGGGGCGACGGTTTCTCTGGGTGTCAATGTCACGCGCACGGACCGAACTCACCTACCCCAAGTAAAGGTCGAGTGGTGGAGGGGCCGGCCCTACAAATGAAGTTCTGTTGGGCATGAGACCTTGCCTAGTCTGCGGGAGGGTATCGAAGGGTTCGAGATGTCCGGCGCACGGCGGATACCCGGACGGGTCAAGGGGGACATCCAAACAGAGGGGCTACGACGCCGCCTGGCACCGCAGGGTGAAGGAAGCCATCGCTCTCCATCCCTGGTGCTCGCGGTGCGGCGCTACGGAGGACCTGACCGGCGACCATCCGATCCCGCTCTCTCGCGGTGGTAGCAGGGACCAGTGGCTGGTCATTCTCTGTAGATCATGCAACGCTGGCAAGGGAAACCGTTAGGGTCTGCGCGGCTTACAAGAGGGGAGACCGATGGCTGAACGACTCACGGCCGAGCGTCAGTGTGTGGAGTGTGGCGCGACATACGCGGCTGTTTACTACGCAGGTACTCAGCCTCGGGTAACGTGTGGTTTGAAGGAATGCGCGAGGCTACATGAGAGGCACCGCGAGAACAACAAGCGCAAGCAGCGCGGTCTTCGAAGGCCAGCACGCATTCTGGTATGTCCGACCTGCCATGAGACCTTCAAGCCTAGGGCCAGCGCTCAGATGTATTGCACTCCAGAACACAGGTTCTCCGACTATCGCCGTCCTGGCATGGCTAGATTGCGGACGTGCAACGAATGCGGCGAATCGTTCGCGGTGAGTGCCGGGAACCGACGTGATTGTTCCGTGGAGTGTCGTGCTCGTGCTAAGAAGACCTACTCCATGGTTCGCAACAAGGCCGCGTGGGCGTGCCGCCCCCCGCTAGAGCGAGAGATCATGGTGTGCGCTGAATGTGGGCAAGAAGTACCGCGTCTCGCGCCGAATCAGAAGGTGTGTGGTAAAGGGTGCAGGAGGCGCCGGGAAGCGCGTGTCGCCCTAGAGAAGAAGCGAAGGGACAGGCTCGGCATCGGCCATCGCCGCTATTTGAGCATCGTGGCGGAACGGAAGCTGGGGCAAGGTGGAGGTTGCGCGATCTGTGGGCGGGTGGAATCGTCCGACCTGCCGTTCGGCCTGGACCACGACCACGACACAGGGCAACTGCGCGGCTGGCTGTGTAATCCCTGCAATGCAGCGCTCGGGTTCCTGCAAGACGACCCGGCGTTGCTTGACGCAGCCAAGGCCTACCTGGCTAGATGGAAGAGTAGCCAGACAAAGCAACTGCATCTGGCGTAATGCGGTATGGGGGGGACCCCCCTTCGCGCCAGAGAGGGCCAGCCTTGCCCAACCCGGTCCCTCAACCTCTATCGAGCCCAAGTTAGTTTCCAGTTGTCGGTCGGGGTTGCTCCCTTAGGCCCCCAAGCCGCTGTGTGGCCTCGTGTGCCCCGAATGGAGGAAGGATGGCCCCAGGCACCAGCGAGTCTGTTCGCGACCGCGTCGTCGAACTACGCAGGGTACCCGCCGCCGAACTCCGGGCCAACCCGAAGAACTGGCGTCGGCACCCACGGGGGCAGGTCCGGGCGCTTACCTCGGTACTCCAGCAGGTCGGGTACGCCGACGCACTACTTGCTCGGGAGACCCCCGAGGGCCTGGAACTGATCGACGGGCACCTGCGCGCCGAGATAACGCCGGAGCAGGAGGTCCCCGTCCTCGTCCTAGATGTCGACCAGGAAGAGGCCGACCTGATCCTGGCGACGCTAGACCCGCTCGCGGCGATGGCTGAGGCCGACGGTGAGGCACTTGAGGCACTGCTCTCATCGGTAGCGATTGACTCGGAGGACCTTGCCGAGTACCTAGCGGGGCAAACCGGGAACGGGCGGAAGGAAGGACTCACCGACCCGGACGAGGTTCCCGAGGCTCCTGCCGAGCCAACGACGAAGGTAGGCGACCTGTGGGTGCTCGGGGGACACCGATTGCTGTGTGGAGATGCCACGGACGCTGGTGCGTGGGAGCGACTCATGGACGGAACTCAGGCGGAGATGGTGTGGACCGACCCGCCCTATGGAGTCGGCATCGGGGAGAAGAATCGGTTCCTCAACTCGATTGCTCGGAGCAATCGAGTTGAGGAAGACCTAGAGGGTGATACGCAGGATGAGGCGGCGATGCTCGCCATGCTCCGCGGGTCGTTCGGCGAGGCAGCGACGTACTGCGCGGCTGGTGGGGCCTGGTATGTAGCGGCCCCGCCGGGGCCGCTACACCTGCTGACTGGTCAGGCGCTCAACGAACTCGGAATCTGGCATCAGACGATCCAGTGGGTGAAGAACAATGCCACCTTCTCGCCGATGGGAGTGGACTATCACTGGCAGGCAGAACCCATCTTCTACGGGTGGATGCCTAACGGCGGACATCGCTACTACGGGGGCCGGAAGCAGACCACGGTCTGGGAGATTGACCGTCCTGCCAAGTCGCCCGAGCATCCAGCGATGAAGCCCGTGCCGCTGGTCGCACGCGCGATTGAGAACTCTTCCCAGGGTGGCGAGGTAGTGGTTGACCCGTTCCTCGGTTCCGGTTCAACCATGATTGCCGCCGAGCAGACGGGCCGACGCTGCTACGGCATGGACATCGACCCGCACTACTGCGACGTCGCCGTGAGGCGCTGGGAGAACTTCACGGGTAAGACGGCAGAACTGGCGACCTGATGGGACAGCGCGGACCGCTACCAAAAGCGTCGACGAAAGCGCAGGGCCACCGTGAACACAGCCTCGTCGTTCTACCTGGTGGCGGCGCGATCACGAAGGTGCCGCGTCCGCCGCAGGGCCTGTCTCCAAGGCTGCGCCGAGTTTGGCGGACATTCTGGGAAAGTCCCGTCGCGCAGGTTGTCACCGACGTCGATATGCAGGTGGTGCGCCGACTCTTCAGGCTTTATCACCAGCATGAGCGGGCGATGGAGGCACTTGAGGCCGCCATGTTCGTGAAGGGATCGGTCACTACGGTGCGGGTGAACCCGGCGCTCGACGTCGTAGTGAAACTCGAGGGCCTCGTCCTGCGTCTGGAGAACGAACTGGGTGTCACGCCGATGGCTAGAGCACGCCTTGGTATCGCGGTGGGGGAGGCCGTGATGACGGCGGCCGAGTTGAACCGCATCGCTAAGGAGTCGGATGCCCGCGACGACGACGAAGACACGAAGCTCCTCGAAGAGTTCCAGCCGGACTAGGACCCGCGGCTTCGACGCCGTTGACTGGATACAGAAGCACTGCATCCTGGCCGAGGGTGACTATTACGGGCAGCCCTTTCGGCTCCGGGACTGGCAGAAACGCTTCCTGCTGCGTCTGTATGCCGTGGACGAGCAGGGCCATCGACTGGTCCACCAGGCGCTTCTGGGTCTCCCATCGGGGAACGGCAAGTCGGAACTCGCGGCTGCGATAGCGGCCTACGAACTCGCGAGCGACAGCCGGGTCTCGCCGATCGTCGCTGTTGCAGCGGCATCCTGGGAGCAAGCAGATCACGTCTTCGGCGCGCTCAAGACGATGTGCCGCGTCTCCAAGACGCTCTCGCAGGTCACGGAGGTCTTCGACACCGAGATCCTGCTGCGCGGGATGCCGGGTCGTGCCTACCGGGTGGCGGCGGTGGCCGGGACGAACGAGGGCCAGCGACCAACGGTAGTCATCGGCGACGAACTCCACGAATGGTTGGGTCAGAGGGAGCGGGTCTGGGCGGTCCTCACGAAGTCGCTCGCTAAGCGGCAGGACACGCTCGCCCTCGGCATCACGACGGCCGGATGGGACCACGATTCGGTCTGCTACCGGCTCTATGAGCAGGGTAAGAAGATCGAGTCGGGCGAGATTCCAGCCGACGGGTTCCTCTTCGAGTGGCACGAGGCGCCGGCCGATTCAGAGGTGGACGACCGCAAGGCCTGGCGAGCGTGTAACCCGGCACTCGGGGACTTCCTCGCCGAAGAGAATCTGGCTCAGTCGTTCCACGTACTTCCCGAGCATGAAGCCCGCCGCTATCACCTCAACCAGTGGGTGACGCGGGGCCGTCAGTGGCTCCCGCTCGACCCCTGGAACCAGCTCGCGAACATGCACGATGTACCCGAAGGTGAGCGGATCGTCCTCGGGTTCGACGGTTCGCTCGCCAGGGACACGACGGCGCTGATCGGTTGCACCCTCGAGGGATACGTCTTCGTGGTCGGCGCGTGGGAGAAGCCAGCCGACGCCGACCGGGAATGGATGGTCCCGCGCGCCGAGGTCGACGCGGTAGTCGCTCAGGCCTTCGAGCGGTGGGACGTGGCCGAGATGGCATGTGACCGTTCCTGGTGGCCGGGGGAGTTCCAGGCATGGTCGGATGAGTTCGGCGAGGAGCGGGTAGTCGAGTTCCCGAACACGCCGTCGCGCATGGGACCAGCTTGTCAGAGGTTCCACGCCGCAGTCATGGCCGGTCAACTCTCCCACGACGGCGACGCACGACTGGCGAGGCACCTGCAGAACGCCGTGACGAAAGAGACGCGCTACGGAACCCACGTCACCAAGGAAGCACGCGGGTCGCCCCGCAAGATCGACCTCGCGGTGGCCGCAGTGATGGCCTATGAACGAGCGATGTACCACGCCGGAGAGACAGAGGAAGGGCCTTTGATCGCATGGGCGTAAGAGGGAAGGTCGCCACAGCACTCGCCATCCTCGGCCTCGCGGCCATCGTCGCGGGCGTCTCCCTCATCTACGCGCCGGCGGGCCTCATCGTGGCCGGCCTCGCTCTCGGTGCCGTCGGCCTGCTGCTCATAAACGTGGAGGCCGCTAAGTGACGAACCTCATCCGATCCCTACTGAAACCCGCCGAGGAGCGTTCGTCACTCTCGCTCGACGAGTGGGTCTCCTACTTCAAATACGGCGGCAACACGTACCCGTTCATGCTCAACCAGACGCTCCAAGGGGACAAGGAGGAGATAGAGCAGAACTTCAGCGGCTACGTCGAAGGCATCCTGAAACGGAACGGTGTCATCGCTGCGTGCATGTTGGTCCGCCTAATGCTCTTCTCGGAGGCCCGGTTCCAGTTCCAACAGATGCACGGTGGACGGCCCGGCAACCTGTTTGGGAACTCAGACCTAGCCATCCTTGAGAAGCCGTGGCCGAATGGCACGACTGGGGATCTGCTCACCCGCACGATCCAGGACGCCGACCTCGCGGGCAACTTCTTTGTGACACGCCGCCGGGACGGCCTGCAGCGCATGAGGCCGGACTGGACGACCATCATCCTCGGCTCTTCCAGCGGTCCCGGTGGTATCCAGGTTGCTCCGGTAGGGGATCTAGACGCTCGAGCGGTCGGCTACGCCTACATTCCCGGCGGCATCGCCAGCGGCAAGGAACCAGTCATCCTCGGCGTCGATGAGGTCGTTCACTTCGCACCGATACCCGACCCGCTCTACTCCTATCGTGGCATGTCGTGGCTCACGCCGGTTCTGCGGGAGATCATGTCGGACAACGCGGCGACGAGCCACAAGCTCAAGTTCTTCGACAACGGGGCCACCCCGAACCTAGTCGTGAAGCTGGACATCAAGTCCCCCGACAAGTTCAAGGAATGGATCGAGGTCTTCGAGAAGGGCCACAAGGGCGTAGAGAACGCCTACAAGACGCTCTACCTCGCCGGCGGCGCGGACACGACGGTCGTTGGTGCTGACTTCAAGCAGATGGACTTCAAGGTGGTACAGGGCGCAGGCGAACCGCTCGCTCTGGACACGCCAATCCCGACACCCACCGGCTGGACGACCATGGGCGAGGTCTCGATTGGCGACGAGGTGCTCGGCCGGGACGGTCGGCCTGCACGGGTGACCGGAACATCGCCTATTCACCTCGGACGCGACTGCTATCGGGTCACGTTCAAGGATCGCACGGCTATTGTCGCCGATTCGGGGCACCTGTGGCTTGCGATTGACCAGGGTTCAGCCAACCGGGCCGAAGAGACCTATACGACCGAAGCCCTGCGTGAACTCACCCTGCGGCCGTTCAACAACGGAGTGGGCGGAAACCGAGTCGCGGTGCCTGCGCCATCCGTGCTCGACCTAAAGTACCGCGACCTGCTCGTTGATCCCTATGTTCTTGGCGCGTGGCTTGGTGATGGACAGACCGCAGGTGCCGCTATCTGTGGGGCACCGGACGACCTAGCAGAGATTGCGCGTGAGGTACAGGCCCGCGGTTACACCGTGACGCAGTGGGCAACGGTTCCAGGCAAGGTCGATGTGATCGGTCTTCCCGGTGGTCTCCTAGCGGGACTAAAGGCGCTTGGGGTTCTCGGCGACAAGCACATTCCCACGGACTACCTGCGGGCATCGACTGACCAGCGGCTGGACCTGTTGCGCGGCCTGATGGATACGGATGGAACCGTTGGGCATCGCGGCCGCGAGACGTGCGAGTTCTCCTCGAAGTGGGAGAGGCTGGCTCGCCAGGTCGCGGAGTTGGCGCGCAGCCTCGGATATCGGGCAACACTTAGTCGCAAGGAGGAACTGCGTTCGCGCACGGGCGAGACATGGAGGGTCACGTTCCGCGCTGATCCGGAGATGGTTCCGTTCCTGCTGCGTCGGAAGGCCGATCGTTGCACTACCGCCGTTCACGTGCGGAACCGCTCCGTCGTGAGCATTGAGCCCGTGCCTTCCGTGCCCGTGCGGTGCATCGCGGTAGATACCGCCGATCACCTGTTCCTCGCCGGCGAGGGCTTCGTCCCGACTCACAACACGCGCATCGCCGCAGCGGCCGGGGTGCCACCCATCGTCGTTGGTCTCTCTGAGGGTCTTCAGTCCGCGACATACTCGAACTACGGACAGGCGTGTCGCCGCCTCGGTGACATCACCATGAGGCCACTGTGGCGCAACGCCTGTGGTAGCTACGCCAAGATCGTCACCGTGCCGTCCGATGCCAGACTCTGGTACGACGACCGCGACATCCCGTTCTTGCAGGAGGACCAGAAGGACGCCGCAGCCATCCAGCAGGTGCAGGCGGCATGCATCCGCCAACTCGTCGATGCAGGGTTCCAGCCGGATGCCGTCATCGATGCCATTACGTCGGATGACTTTCTTAGGCTCTTGCACATGCACACGGGCCTCTACTCGGTGCAGTTGCAGCCGCCGAACCCGAGCGTGCCGTCGCCTGCGTATCAGGCTGGGCGCGCACTCGCGGCACTCGTGGCCAAGCAACTCGCCGGGACCGAGGACTGACGCCACTAACGCTCAAGTCTGCGGCACCCCTGTTGGGGACGCCGGGAAGCAAGCCACGCAAGGTTCGCAAACCCCGCAAACGCAAACAGAAGAAACGAAAGGTGATGTCCCATGCCAACTGAAGAGGAGGAACTGCTTACCCGCGCAGCCGTTGACAACAGCAACTGGGACGGCGCTGCCGCAATGAAGACGTGCAAGACCGCCGCAGACTATAAGGCTATCTGCGCGGGGCAGCGCGCAGGGGATACGTCGCTCCGCAAGACGTGGGCGCTGCCGCATCACAAGAAACCCGGCGCAGCGCCGAACGCAGACGGGGTGCGGAACTCGCTGTCCCGGTTGCCTCAGACACAAGGTCTCATCAACAAGGCAGCAGCGCAGAAGCACCTTGACGCGCACATGAAGGTCATCAGTCCACAGCAATCATCGCGCCCGCCGCGCGACGACCTCGTGCGCGCGATGTATCCGGGCGGCGAGTTGAGATGGGTCAACGACGGCGGGATGCCGACGATGTTCGGTCACTTCGCCGTCTTCAACCAGTGGACCGAGATATCGAGCCTCTGGGAAGGCAACTTCATGGAGCGGATCGCTCCGGGGTCCTTCGAGAAGACGTTCAAGGAGAACCGCCAGTCGATCAGGACGACGTTCCAGCACGGCCGGGACCCGGTAGCCGGTGACAAGGTGCTCGGCTCAATCGACGAGCTGAAAGAGGACGAGGTCGGTGCCTACTACGAGGTGCCGCTCCTCGACACGTCCTACAACCGGGACATCCTGCCGGGACTGGAGGAGGGCCTGTACGGCTCCTCGTTCCGCTTCCGCGTGATGCGGGAGGAGATCCTCGAGGAGCCGAAGGCTTCCGATGAGAACCCGAAGGGCCTTCCCGAGAGGACCATCAGGGAAGTTCAGGTCTTTGAGTTTGGGCCGGTGACCTTCCCCGCCTACGCGGATGCGACGGCGGGAGTCAGGTCACTGACCGATGAGTTCGTCTTCGGCCGGTTCCTTGAGAAGCCGGAACGGCTGCTCGAGATGGCCGAAGCGCTACAAAGCCGAGGCGACGCCGCCTCTGAGTCCGTCGACGCCGGGACCGAGTCCCACCTCGACGACGACTCATCCATCCGCGCCGGGACCGAGTCCCACCCGGATGCAGAAGGCACCTCGCCGGAGCACGACACGGTGACTGACACCACGGCGGCTACGTCCGCCGTGGTCGCAAGCGTCACCGAACCTGAACGAAAGGAGAAGACAGTGGCAGGAACATTGTCACTAGACGAACTGCTCGCACGCCAGGATGAGATCCGGGTGCGGCTTGCGGCGATCGACGCCGAGGCCGGTACGGACCTGCTTGGCGGGGACGAGCAGAAGGAATGGGACGGACTCAAGGCTGAGTTCGCTGGCAACGACGCGAAGATCGTGGCGTCCAAGCAGCGGCACGCCGACTTGGAGAAGGCCCAGGTTGACGGAACCGCCAAGGAGGCGGGGTTCGAGGAGTTCAACGTCAGTGTCCAGAAGGACAAGGGCAGCCCCTACGACCTCTCGACCATCCGTGGATCGGTTTCCGACCGCGAAGGCATGGCCCGTGAGGTTCGGGACCGTGCGATGCGGGTCATCGAGACCTCGAAGTACCCGGCAGTGGGGTCCAAAGAGGACTTCCAGACCAGGGCCGCGAGGCTCGTCGACACGATCGACACGCCGGACGCCGACCTCGCACGGCGCATCGTTCTCACCGGTAACCCGGTGTATGAGCGGGCGTTCTGGAAGAGGGTTCAGAACCCCAACCGGGTCCTGACGGCACCGGAGCAGCAGGCCCTCGAGCGTGCGCTCACGACCGGCACGGAAGGCGACGTGCTCGTTCCTTACACGATCGACCCGACCATCATCGGCACTAGCAACGGTGCGGTGAACCCGCTTAGGGCAATCAGCCGGGTGGAGTCAATCGTCACGAACACCTGGAAGGGCGTTACGTCGGCTGGCGTCACGGCCGCATACGCGACGGAGGCTGCTGAGGCGACGGACAACGCGCCGACGCTCGTTCAGCCGGAAGTCACGGCCCTGCGGGCGCAGGCGTTCGTTCCGTTCTCGATTGAACTCGACCAGGACTACAGCGGCCTTCGGGCCGACCTCTCGCGCCTGCTTCAGGAGGCGAAGGACGAACTCGAAGCCACGCAGTTCGTGACCGGCACCGGCATCCCTGCGAAGCCGCAGGGGATCATCACCGGATGCGGCACGAGCGTCGTGACGGCTGGGGGTTCTGCCGCGTTCGCGGTGGCGGACCTCTACAAGCTCGAGGAAGGCGTTCCGCCTCGGAGCCGCCCGCGTGCCAAGATCATCGGGAACAAGTTCATCTTCAACAAGGTCCGCCAGCTCGACACGTACGGCGGCGCCTCGCTGTGGGTGCGCCTGACTGATGGACAGCCGCCTGAGTTGATCGGATACCCGGCTTACGAGTGCTCGGCGATGGCGTCGGCGCTCACGACCGGTCAGAAGATCATGTGCATGGGGGACTTCCAGCAGTTCCTGATCGTGGACCGCGTGGGGATGGCGATTGACCTGATTCCGCATCTGTTCGGCGGGACGGGGAACTTCCCGACAGGTCAGAGGGGTGTTTACGCCATGTGGCGCAACTCCTCCCAGATCCTGAACGCAGACAGTTTCAGGGTTCTGGTCACAGGCTGATCGTAATACCTAAGGATGGGGGGCGATTTCGCGCCCCCCATCCTGCCCCAAGCCAAAGAAAGAAGCACCCCTAGCCCGGCTATCTCTACTCGGCCAAGAGGAGAGACGGACCATGACTAGGGGTGCTAGGGGAGCATAACGCTCCGAGGTCCGGTCCATCCCTATCCCCTCCGTTCCACTCAAGTCCACTCCCGTCCAATCCGCCGCTCTCCCTGCCTTTCCAGTCCACTCCACTCCGCTCCGATCCTGCGGCCGAGTCTCGAGTGAAAGGCGAGGCTCGGCCGCAGAACCAGAATCAGGTTCCGTTGCGTTGCATTCCGTTCCTCTCCACTCCCTTCCGCTCCAGTCCGGTCCCGTCCAGTCCGGTCCTTGCCATTCCGCACCCCTCCTTTCCGATGCGTTCCCCTCTAGTCCATTCCGCTACGTGGCCTGGTCCTGTTGGCCCAGGGCCAGACCATCTAGCGGCTCAGACTTCGGCCGCCTCGAATCGCCGGACGAGGAACCGGCCGAACCCGAGTCCGCCCGTTCGTCCGTCGCCGATGCCGCCGAAGCGGCCAGCCATGGCGAACGCCTCGTGGAGTTGCGGGATATTGACGTACTCGGGCAGCAGGACGACGACCCGGCCGCTCAGCATCCATCCCGCGTGGATCGCCGGACGGACCTTGGTCACGTAGCCAGCGAAGGCCCCCGACTTCTTCGTCCGAGCCGTGAACTCGTACTCGAAGTTGCCGTAGGGCTTCCCGGTCGGGCTGATGAAGGTCAGGAGGTCCGGGTGCCTGTCGTCCAGGCCCTCGATCTCGATGGCCTCCTTCAGGACCGTGGCGAAGCTACCGCGCTTGCTGCGGGGGTTCTGGCGGTACTTGCCGGCAGAGACCACGGCGTTCCACAGGGCAACGGTGCGGGCTGCCAAGTGCCCGTCCGAGTCGAGGTGGAGCATCGTCCCGGGTGTCTTGGCCTTGTTCTGGCCCTTCAGCTCGTCCGGGTCGATGGGGACGTCGTACCTGTTGAACAGGTAGTCCCTGATGCCCTCGATGGTGAACTCCACCGAGTAGGGCTGCGCGATCGGGGAGTCATCCCAGAACGACTCCTCGTTTGGAACGGTGACACCGACCCCGGCAGGGGTCTTGAGCTTGGTAGCCATGGGGGCTACCCCCTTTCCACTCCAGGCCATGCTCCCCTCTGGAGCGAGCAGGAGGCGGGTGCTGCGGAAGGCTCTCCGTCCCTCCTCTTGGCCTAGCCCGGACTTTAGCACCCCTTTCCAGGTAACGCAAGCCCGTAACACCCACCGCAATCCCCCGAGGGGAGAGGAGTTTGCCATGCTCGTAGCCAAGGAGTCATGCCAGGTTGAGATCGCTGGCACCGTCTACAACGTCCAGAAGGGACAGACGCGGGTGGACGAGTCACACCCGCTCGTCGCCGCGACGCCGCCCGAGTATTGGGAGCCGCTCAAGGCTACCTTCGAGGTGGAGCAGGCGACCGCCGCGCCGGAAGAGAAGCGCAAGGCGCGCGTGAGGCAGGTCGGCCCAGCCGAACTAGAAGTCACCCCGCCGCCATCGACGTAAGCCTGCGCTAGAGGGGGGCGAAGACTGTGGCTCAACGCGGACCTTACGCTGGACGGCAGAACGCCCGGCCGCTGGAAGAGCGCCTTGCCGAGAGGCGTAAGCCTCAACCGACGTGTAAGTGTGGATGCGGCGCTCTTGTAGGTTGGAATACGAGCAAATGTCGCTGGCGGGTCTATCTGTCCGGCCACTATCGTCGCCCCGCAGCCTACAAAGACCCGGAGTGGCTTCGGCGTCCCTACATGTCCCAGCGCCAGTCGGCCGCTGAGATCGCCCGGCTGTTTGGCGTGACCGAGAGCGTCATCTTCAAGTTCCTGCGGAAGTTCGGCATCTCGGCGCGAGATGCTAGCGAATCTCACCGAGGTCTTCAGATGGGCTCACGTAATCCCGCGTGGAAAGGCGGCGTTGCCGCTTGGCCTTATTCACCAGACTGGAAAGTCGTGGCTCGCGAGATGCGCGAGTCGGCGAAGTGGACCTGCGAATGGTGTGGACTCCGCTTATCTAGGTGGGGGACACGCCTCCATGTTCACCACGCAGACGGCAACAAGTTGAACAACGAGAGGGCGAATCTGGCCGTGCTCTGCTGGCTCTGTCACGCCCGCGCTCACGGGCGACAGGAGGTGACGCCGGCATGAGAATCTTTTGGTCGAGCAACTCCCCCTGGTCGAACTCTGGTTACGGACAGCAGACCCGCACCTTCTGTCACCGCCTAGCCGCCCTCGGCAATCCGTTCGCCATCCTGGCCTTCTACGGACTGCAGGGCGGGCCGCTGGAATGGGAAGGCATCCCCATCTATCCGTCGGGGATGGATGTGTGGGGGAACGACGTCCTCTCGGCGTTCGCGTTGCACCACTTCTGCGGGGATCGCAACGCCGGGTGGATCATCACCCTGCAGGACGTGTGGACGCTCACCTCCCCGACGCTGCGGGAGATGCACGTCGCCTCGTGGTGTCCGGTAGACCACGACCCCGTACCGCCGGCCGTCCTCGCCTACTTCAAGCGGACCGGCGCCGTGCCGATCGCCATGTCGCGGTTCGGCCAGCGGATGCTCGAGGACCAGGGACTGAAACCGTTCTACGTCCCGCACGGCGTCGAGACCGAGGTGTTCAAGCCGCACGAGGACAAGGCGCGTATCCGCAAAGCGCTCGGCCTGCCCGAAGATGCCTTCGTGGTGGGGATGGTCGCGGCCAACATCGGGGACGCGCCGCCCCGCAAAGCCTTCCCCGAGGTGTTCCAGGCCTTCGCCAAGTTCAAGGAGAAGCGACCGTCGGCGGTGATGTACCTGCACACGATCCGCAACCGCACCCGACAGGGCTGCGACCTCGACTTCATAGCGCGCTCCTGCGGGATAGCGGAGAAGGACATCGTCTACATCGACCAGATGGCCTACGCCCTGGGAGAAGTACCGCCGAAGGAGATGGCGGCCATCTACTCGGCGATGGACGTGCTCGTGAATCCGTCCTACGGCGAGGGGTTCGGCCTCCCCATAGTTGAGGCTCAGGCGTGCGGTGTCCCGGTGATCGTGGCCGACAACACGTCGATGCCCGAACTCGCCGGCCCCGGCTGGCTGGTTCCTACCGAACCTTTCTGGGACGAGCGGCAGAAGAGTTACTACGGCCGGGTCATCGTCTCCGAACTCGCCGCCGCGATGGAGCGCTCCTACCACGTCTCCGACCGCATCCGCCGTGAGGCGCGGGCGTTCGCGCTCAACTATGACGCCGACGTGGTGACCGAGACCTACTGGAAGCCGGTACTCGCCGAACTCGAAGGACTGCTGAAGGTGCCGAAGGTTGCGCCGGTAGATCCCGAGAAGATCGAGGCACTCGCGTGAAGGTTGCCGTCGGCGTGCTCACTCACAATCAGTTCGAGACCGGACGGCACGAACTGTTCAAGGCCACCGTCGCCTCGCTTCGCCAGGGCGGGTATCCGTTCGACCTTTACATCGTGGACAACGGCTCGACGGATGAGACGAGCGACTACGTAGCCTCGCTCGGCGGACTCGTCCTGCACGACCCGGTGACGACCTGCGGGCACGGCATGAACGCGACGATAGGTGCCTGCGCGGCCTCCGGTGCTGGCCTCGTTGTCTTCTCGAACGACGACATCTACTGGCACGACGGCGCTATCGAGGCCCTGGTGCGCTTCTGGGGTGCCGCGCCGCGCGACATCCTCATCGCAAGTGGCTCGCTCGAACCCGACTACCCGTGGAACACACCGCGGGAGATGGTCGAGGCCGGGGGAGTGCGGGCGCTGATCCGCGACACCGCGCCGGGAGGGACGTGGACGCTGCGCGCGCGGGACTGGAAGGTGATAGGCCCCGTCCCCGAGTCTCAGGGGTACGACGACGTGCCGACCTGTAGGCGACTGACGGCGCGCGGCTACCGGGTGTGCCAGATAGACCTCGCCGACCACGTAGGCGAAGAGGTCTCTACGTGGGGCAACGCTTCGTACACCTACGCCGAACCGCTTGACCGAGAGAAGTGGGGCATTTAGATGAGCGATATAGAGGTGGTGCGCGAGCAACTTGCTCGGCAACTTTACGCTCTTGGGGATGAGGACGAACCTACAACGGAAGCCCTTGCTGCGCTGGGCCGCATAGAGGCCGAAAGGGCAGGACACGCAGTTTGTGAGCGCAACATGGATGCTGAGATTGAACGGCTCAAAGCGGCATACGCACGCCTAGTAGAACGCCTTCGCCTCGCAACACCTCAGTCGCTCATGGCGGTAACAGACGCCGCTCTCTCAGGGCAGGGGGAAAGATGAGCGACTGTACGACGAGCGACGACATTGAGGCGCAGGACATCGAGGCGCAGACGAAGGAACTCACGGATGCCATGTTCTTTCTCGCCACAGCGGGATACGTCCCTTGCGAAGCCGATCTAGCTAAGGCTCGCGCCTGTGTAGTGAGGGCGGCAAGATTGTGGGCGAAAGCGGGAGACCGATACACGTCCTCACTTTCCGCCTCGCCGTCTGAGATGTGTCGTGCTCATTACAGGCTGCGGGATGCTCTCGCTGCCCTTGACCGACTGGAGGGTGCGCAATGAGCGACGACATAGACCCGGCCGAACTCGAACTTGCCCGGTACTTCCTCTGGTCGGCGGGACGTAGCACCAGCGAGGCCGCGTCGATTATCGAGGCATCCATCCGCGCAGTAACAGGTGCCGACACTCCTGTAGAAGACGGGCAGGGGGAGACATGAGCGACCAGGTCCTGCGTAACACCCAAGGCGACCTGCAGGTGACGTTCTACTCGGGCGGCTCGGCTACGAGCGCCGACGACGACGTGCTCGTAACCGTCGTGAACGCCGCAGGCTCGGCCGTCGCGACCAGCGGCACGGCTACGGCCGCAGGGACCGCCTCACCCGGCGTCTACGACTACTCCCTTTCCCCGCAGGCCGACCTCGACGAGTTCACCCTGACCTGGACCGGTGCCTTCGGCGGTGTCACCCAGTCGGTCGAGACGCAGGTAGAGATCGTCGGCGGGTTCCACGTCGCGCTCGCCGATGTTCGCGCTCTCTCGGGACTTACGGACGAGACGAAATTCACGACCGCGCGGATACAGGAAGTGCGCCGATGGTGGGAGGAGCTGTCCGAGTCCTTCTGCGGCGTCGCCTTCGTACCGCGCTTCGAGCGGTGCACAAACGACGGTGACGGTACGACCTCGCTGATGCTCTGCAACATGCACCCGCGCAAACTGCTTTCCGTCACAGTCGACGATACGGCCGTGACCGACCTCACCGACTGGCACCTGTACGACTCGGGGAAGGTGATACGCGACGACGGGGGCGTGTTCACCGCCGACGTCTGCAACGTGGTGATCGCCTACGAGTACGGCTACGACTCGCCGCCTGCGGACCTGCGTGAAGCCGCATTGGTCGCCATCCGCTACAAACTCCTAGGAGACAAGAGCGGCATCCCCGAACGCGCCATGAGCATGACCACCGACGTCGGCGGGTACACGCTCTCGATAGCCGGTGCGAACCGTCCGACCGGCATCCCCGAAGTCGACTCTGCGCTCATGCGGCACTCAGAGACGGGGCCGCTGGTCCGATGAGCACGCCCGCTCATGGCTTCTCCGTTCCATGGAGTTCGGCCAGGAGGGCACAAACACGGTCGTAGGTCTTGTCGAACAGGTCAAGTGCCCCGTTGTCCCCAAGCACCGCGCCCAGCGCTTCCATCAGTGCTTCCCGCGTGCCCAGGAGGCGGAGAACCGTGCTTCTCGGCATGACAAGGCAGTCAGACTTCGCCTGGTTCGCCATCTCCTCCGCCTCCCGATCCGTGATTAGATGCTCGGCAGCATAGGTGTCGGTCCGTGCTCCCCAGAACCTCTCGCCGTACTCTGTTAGTCCCCCTGGACTCATCTCTCCTCCTTCGTAATCTGCTCAGCAAGAAGGAACGCTTCATCCTCTGCGTCCCATCCGGCGACGCGGTAGGACTTGCCTAGCAGTTCCACATCAGCGCCGATGGCTGCCTGCGGGTCGATATCGATAAGGACTTCGGGCGGGAGGTACACCCTTGCTAGTTTGCCCTCCACAAAGACGGTCCCGAATACATGTCCAGTTGCGCAATCGACAATGGCCAGCGGTTCGCTCATCTCTTCCCCTTCGTGATCTGCTCGATACGGCCGAACGAGAGACCCGCCGCCGCCGCAATGGTGCGTAGCGAGTAGCCGTCCCGCCGTGCCCTGCGGATCAGCACGTACAACTTCTCACGCTCGGCGTCGGCAGCAGAGACGCGCCGATGGTAACGGCGCGCCTGCGCTTCGAGTTCGGACAGACTCACAGGGACACCGTGCGGTTCGGGCCGTTCGGGTGTCGGGCCTTAAACCCGGCATCAGACAGTTTCTGTAGCCATTCCTGAAGGTCGGCGTACTCGGCCATGACCCGCTCGTACCGTTCCCATTCCTCGTCCTTGATCCAACTCGTGAGTGCCAGGAAGCCTTCGGGGTCATATCGACCCGCGATGTATTCGTCGGTCGGTATTTCCAACTTGTATTCCCAGGACTCGTCGTTTGTCACTAGCACGCGCTTCATCTCTTCCCCCTTCATGGATGGAGATCATCTCCCCCTAGACCCGAATCGTACACCACCTGCACGCCCCGTCAAGCCCATGCACAGAGATTTGTCACTCTGTTTCGACCTCAAGGGGAGCGCCCATGAGCACCTCTTCGACGATTCCGACCGTGAAAGACACGCTCGTCACCGTCCTGGGGAACAGGGCGAACCTCGCGGGCGTACAGGTGACGCGCGGCCATCCCGGCAACGAACTCGAGAGCGAAGCCATCATCGTCGGCATGGCGCGGGGGCGGCATGAGATTGCCACCATCAAGGCCGGACGGCAGACCAGAGACGAAACGTACACGGTCGAGGTCATCGCGACGGTCATCTCATCGACGGGCACGGTGAAGGCCGCCGAGGACCGCGCGCACGCACTCATCGCCGAGGTGGAAGAGGCACTCGCCGACGACCCACAACTCGGTATCGGTTCAACAATCCTCTGGGCCACGACCGGAGACATCGAGGAACGCGGCTCAGGACACACAGACACCGGCAGCGTCGCGGAAGTTGTGCTGCGCGTCGAGGTCAAGGCACGACTGACGTAGGAAGGAGCAAGCGACATGGTTGCAGAGAGCACGTTGATGATCGGCATCGAAGGGACCGCGACCTACGGGACGTACGCGCCGCCGACCCGAGCCTACGAGTTCACGGGGGAAGGGCTCGACTACAACCCCGAGCGCATCAACTCCGCCGCCTGGCAGGCGGGCCAGCGCGTCATCTCCTCGTCGCGGTGGAAGCCTGGGCAGGTTGCGGTTGCCGGGAACGTGGACCTCGAGGTGGCGAGCAAGAACTTCGGCATCTGGTTCAAGCACGCGCTCGGGGCCTGCACCACGACTACGACCGGCACGATCACTCCCACCAAGCTGCATACCTGTACCCTCGGCGACCTCCTGGGCCTGTCGATGACGGTGCAGGTCGGGATCGAGGACACAGGCGGGACCGTCAACCCACTCTCGTTCCTTGGATGCAAGGTGAATACGCTGGACTTCAAATGCGCGGTCGGTGAACTGCTCACCATCTCGGTCGGCCTGATCGGCCAGGACATGGTCACGAATCAGTCGCTCGGGACCGCAGGGTATGCCGACAGCCCGGAACTGTTCAGCTTCGTTGAAGGCACGCTCGCGGTAGCCGGTACAGGCGGTACCGCAAATCCGATTCCCGTGCGCGACTTCTCCATGTCCATCAACAACCAACTCCCGACGGACGACTACATCCTCGGCTCGGCGCTCATGCGTGAGCCGACGGAACCGGCGCTGCGGGAGATCACCGGCACGATGGACGCCGACTTCGCGAGCCTGATGGAGTTCAACCGCTTCAAGAACGCGAACGAGGCGACGCTCACGGCGCTGTTCAAGACCTCGACCGCGATCGAAACCGGCCTGTACCCGCAGGTGCTCATCACGGCCAACGTCCGCTACGACGGGGAGACGCCGAAGGTGAGCGGGGTCGAACAGACCCGCCAGCCTATCGCGTACACCGTCACGGCACCTGCAAGCGGCGAACCCATCAGCATCGCGTATCAGTCAGTGGACACTAATCCGTAGATGCCAGCCGTCAAGGTCGTCGGCCTCCGTGAACTGCGGCGGGCCTGCTCCGTCATGGGCGACGATATGCCGCTCTACCTTCGGGACGAACTGAAGGCACTCGCCGGGGTCATCGTCAAGAGGACGCAGCCGAAGGTTCCCGTCATCACCGGGGCGGCGCGTGCAAGCGTGCGCGCCGTCATCGCGGGCGGGGGAGCGGCCGTGCGCGCCGGTTCGGCGGCCGTTCCGTACTACGGATGGCTGGACTTCGGCGGCCGTATCCGTCACATGGGTCCTTCGCATTCCCATGTGATGAACCACTACCTCTTCCGGCCGTACATCAAGACTGGCAGGTACCTGTATCCCACTGCGGACGAGTCGGCGGTGGAGATGGCGCCGATGGTCGAGGCGATGCTCGACCGGCTCGCCGTCAAGGCCGGGTGGGTCTAGCAAAAGGAGGGGACATGGCAGAGGAAACCATCAAGATCAACCTCGACGAACTGACAATCGGGGACATGCGCGAGTTGAAACGCATCCTTCACGAGCGGTGCGGCATGGGTTGGCGGGACGCGCAGGCAGCGCTTGCTGAAGGCGACCCCGATGCGGTCGCGGCGATGACCTACATCGCCAAGCGCAAGACGGACCCCACGGTCACGCTCGAGGACATCGACGCGCTGAACCTCTCGGTCCTCACTAGCTCGCCGGAGGACCCTACGAACGCCGCTGGCTCTCAGAGCTAGCGGCGTTCTGTCACTTCTTCGGCTTCACCCCGCGCGAAGTAGACCAACTGACAACGGCTGAGTTCAACGCGCTCGTGAAGTACCAGAACGACTACGCGCACGAAGTGAAGCGCAGCATGAAGGGACGCTGACATCGCTAGTCGAACCGTAACGGTCGTAATCGTAGGCAACGCCTCCTCGGCGACCAAGGCTTTCGCACAAACGTCGGCTGCGGCTGGCACTATGTCGGCGCGCCTGTCGTCGGTCGGCTCAACACTAACCTCGATTGGCACGAAACTGTCGTCGGTCGGCAGGAGCATGACGCGCTACGTCACGCTTCCGATCGTCGCGGTCGGTGCGGTCGCTACGCATATGGCGCTCGACTTCGAGGCCGCGTTCACGAAGATCGCGGCCTCATCGAACGCCTCGGCTGCTGACATCGCGAAGTGGAAGGAACAGGTCAAGGGCCTCGCCGTCGCCACCGGACGCGACCCGGCCGAACTCGCGGACGCGCTCTACTACCTCGCCTCCGCGGGCCTGAAGACGAGCCAGGTCATGGAGGTGCTCGAGGCGTCGGCCCGCGGCGCGGCTGCCGGATACGGCACCACGGCAGAGATAGCGAAACTCACGGCGAACGTACTGAACGCCTACGCCGGATCGGGAATCAAGGCCGCAGAGGTCACCGACACTCTTGCCGCAGCGGTGAAGGAAGGAACCGCCGACACGAGTGAGTTTGCCGGGGCGATGGGCAAGATACTCCCGATCGCATCCAAGGCCGGCGTCGGCTTCGACGAGGTTGCGGCTTCGCTCGCCGCTCTCTCCAACATCGGGCTCGACGTCGACGAGGGCGTTACGGCAATGCGTGGCGTGCTCATGGCACTCGAGGCACCGGGCTCGGCTGCGGCCGACATGCTGAAGAAGGTCGGTATCTCAGCAGATGAGATGCGGGCCGCGATCAGCGAGCAGGGATTGCTGGGAGCCCTCCGGCTGCTTGAGGACGCGACGAAGGGCAACATCGACCAGATGCGCGTCATCGTACCGAACGTCCGCGCCCTTACCGGCGTGTTCGGCCTGACCGGGCAGGAGGCCGAGAAGGTCAGCGGCATCTTCGATAGGGTCGCGGACTCTACCGGTGACATGAGCAAGGCGTTCGCGGAGACGAAGGCTGGTCCGGCGTTCGCCTTCCAGCAGGCCTTGACGCAGTTGAAGGTTGCCGCCATAGACCTCGGCCAGATGATCATTCCGATTCTCGTCAACGATGTCATCCCTGCCATCAAGTCCGCCATCAAGTGGTTCACCGACCTCTCGCCAGCGACGAAGGAACTCGCCCTGAAACTCCTGTTCTTCGCTGCGGTCGCCGGCCCGCTACTTCGTGTCGCCGGGGCGCTGTTCAAGGTGGGCGGTGCGCTCCTGACGTTCGGTGGAGCCATGGCCGGAACGAAGATTGCCACCGGCCTCGCCGGAATCGGCACCGCGGCTGGCACCGCTGCTGGTGCTGGTGGCATCGCTGGTCTCGGCGCTGCGGCTCTGGCGGTAACGCCGTGGCTATTGGCTCTAGCCGCCGCCGGCATCATCCTGGCGGGTGCTCTAGGCCTCCTCCCCAGCGTCAGCGACAAGGTAGTCGGCGGGCTGCAGGAAGTGTCCGGTGACGAGACGCTCCTCGGCAAGATGGCGGTCAAGGCGGCGCTCCAGGCCGACGGACTCCGCGGGGTCATGAACCTACTGGCGGGCTCGACGACGAAACTCGGCAGTGGAATCGCCGGGGACCTGCATCTCATCGACCAGTACGGCATCGAACTGAACGACGCGCAGAAGTTCACACTGAAGCAGTACCTCGCCACGGGCAACCTCCGGGGCGCGCTCGATTTGCTCAATCGCATCGTGAAGGATTCCGTCGATCCTATCGCTAAGCACGCCGACGCCGAGAAGCGCGCTGCCGACGAAGCCGATACATGGGGCCACAAGTCAGACTTTGCCGCTGGGATGCAGGGCAAGTTGAACACCACGGCGCGCAGGGGCCGCAGTCCTACAGATGCGTTCGCGGGTGCCGCTCAGAGCGTCGTCACTCAACTCAAGGACTGGGCGACCGCCGCCTACCAGGCGTGGCTAAATCAGGTGAAGCTGAACACCGCAGTTAGCAACTGGCACCCGCCGACCACGACGTGGGCACCGCCGGGTGGCGGGAAGCAAGGTCGGCCGCTGACGCCGCGCGTCCTCGAGAGCCTTATCCCGGTGACCGTGCCGCTTGTCACCGAGCGTGTCGGCCGGGCGAGTCCGCTGAACGTAAACGTCCGCCTTGAGCGCCGACAGTTCGCACGCGGTCTCGACGCAGAGTACGCGGGGCGGGGCTGGTGACCACCTGGGCGATCAACCTCTATAACCTCGGCGGGTCTGCCGTCCTCTTGGACGCGCCGGTCAAGGGTGCTCGGTTCCCTACGGCGCTCGGCGGGCCGGGTGCCTTCGAGGCCGAACTTGACTGGAAACTCGCCAGCCGGTCCGACTGGGCCAAGGGTGAGCGCGTCGTCAAGCTTACGCGGAACGGCACGGTAGTTCGGGCGAACTATCTCTGGGGCGTGGGTGGCAATGCGCAGGGCCGGACCGTCCGCGCGTGGGGTGAGGGGTACTTCTCCCGCTTGCGGCATCGGGTCGTGACCTCGGACCTGTCCTACGAGGACATCGCGCAAGAGCAGATCGCCTGGAACCTCATCAACCACACCCAGGGCCAGGCGGACGGAGACCTCGGGTTCACGCAGGGGACCGCGATCGGAACCGCCGTCACTCGCAGTCGCGACTACTGCGCGCGGGAGAGGCCCAACATCGCCGACGAGATAACCAACCTGTCCGGCACCTTCCTCGACGGCTTCGACTTCGAGATAGACCCGGCCACCAAAGCGTTCAACACGTGGTCCCCGTCTCGTGGTACAGCGACCGGTATCACACTCACGGGGTCGGACGAGTTGACGCTCGAATGGACCGAGGACGCGAGTGAGGCTGCGTCCTACGTTACGGCCATCGGTGCCGGGAACTGTTCCCAGCCCACGATCGACGTCCACGACGACACCGCCATCGCAACGTTCGGCCGCCTGCACGAGGTCGTTGACGCCGATTCGACGAAGGTGAAAGAGGTCACGGCCATCGCCGACGAGACGCTCCGTCAGCGGAAGCTCGGCCTGTTCCGTGCGACGATTGCCTGGGACGACGACTACGGTCCCGCCTGGGGCACCTACGGCCTCGGCGACACCCTCGCGCTGAATCCGGCCGACTACTTCGCCACCTTCACGAAGACCCTGCGGATCGTAGAGATCGCCCTACAACTCGAGAGTCCTACCCAGGCCTACGTCGAAGTCACGTTGGACGCCGCTCTATGACCGACTACATCCGCCCGCGTTCCGACCTCGCGCACAACGCCGCGAAGGCCGAGCAGCACCCAAAGAAGGTCCGCCACGCGAAACGCCCGTGCGGTAACCCGCCCGCCGTACCGACCGGCGTGATGCTCACCTTCCAGGCGACCGAGGCGCGGGCACACCTGCGATTCACGGGCAAGGTCAAGTGGACCGAAGTCACGGAGGACACGCAGGGCCACGGGACCAGGGTCAGGGACTACGAGGTCCAACTCCGTGCCACCGATGACGACGGCGTACCGGTCGAGACCGAGGACTCCGACACGCGGGTACGGGTGCATCGGACCCAACCCGTGCAGCAGGTCTCCATCGACGCGGCTACGGCTTCAGGCGGCGTGGCAACCTACACCACGCGGCGCGCTCACGGCTTCATCGCGGGTGACAAGGTCAAGGTCTCAGAGGTCAAGCCGGTCGCCTACAACGGCGAGTGGGTCGTTGCGACAGCCCCGACCACTACCACGTTCACGGCCACTATCGGCTCATCACCCGCCGACGCGACCGACTTCGGCAAGGTCGAGGAGAACCAGCACAAACTCCAGGTCGTCACGCGCGAACTTCCCCGGCCGAAAACGTGGTATTGGCAGGCGCGGGTCCGCTGTACCGACGCCGACGAGTGCGTGAGCAACTGGTCCACCTGGACGGACCAGTTGCTCCCATGGACCGGTGCCGACCCCGAGCCTCCCGTCCCCACCAACCGCAGTCTCTCCTTCGACCACCACGGCAAGGGGAAGCATGGCCGCATCCGCGCGCTCGTCACGTTCGATGAGGTCGTCGACTGGGACGTGCCGGGGGGCGACCGCGAATCGGACATGAAGGAGTACGTCGTCGAACTCGACTGGTCAGACGACGGCGTGAGTTGGGATGGCGCACCGTACAGGACCCGCAAACTCGAGGCGAAGGACGCCCCGGCCGACACCACGAGGACGGCCGTCTTCCCAGGACACATCTTCAAGCGCTACTACTACAAGGCGCGCGTCCGCTCCATCGACCGATTCAACAGGCGGGGCGACTGGTCTAGTTGGACGGAAGCCCAACTACCCTTCGACGACGACCCGCCTCCGCCTCCCTTGCTCGTCAAGATATTCGAGAGCGCCACCGACCGGATCGTCCTTGACTGGGACCCGCCCCTCGTCTACCTCCCGACACACGGCACGGTCACCG